GGAATTATTATAATTAAAATTTCTTGACAACAGATGCATGAGCATATATAATAGAACAATAACCAGGAGAACACAATGTCTAGACATTACGGACCAGAAGAAAAAGCCAAACTAGAAAGATTGATCAAAGAAGGATCAAACGTCCTACGCGAAGTTGAGGATCTAAATGAAGGCTTAAAGGATACTGTAAAAGCAGTAGCAGAAGAATTACAACTCAAACCAAGCATCATTAATAAAGCAATCAAGATTGCACACAAGGGTGATTGGGCAAGACACAATGAAGAATGGGATGAGATTGAAAGCATCCTAGGAATCACTAAAAATCTTCCAGAAGATCAACAGTAAAGGTTAATGAACGTTTTGAATAGCATAAAAGCCTTTTGGCTTAACTCATACCAAAGCGATAAGATTGCCTTTTCGTTTGAACTTGTAAGTTTTATATTCACAGTTACGGCAAGCCTCACACTCGCTTTCAATGCAAAAGATCCTAATATGCTCTACGTATATCCAAATTTCTTTATAGGATCTCTTACCCAATGCTATGCTTCATATAGAAGAGGAGCAGCCTGGGTTATGATATTAACCGCATATTTTAGTTGCGTTAATGTGTTTGGATTTGGAATAGCATCTAATTGGTGGTAAAACTCCACTTGACAACAATCTAGTTTTGTGTTATTATATACAAAATGAAAACTAAAAGAAGACGTAATAACGGACTCAGCAGAAGGCAGAATAAAGAAATGCAAAACTATCCATCTCAATCTCATTATGATCCTAAGATCCATACTAAAACAAAAGGCGGTTACGGCTTTGGTATGAAAAAAGGAATCAAGGATGATGAGTATGCTAGTAGCGGAGTTCATCTTGCCTGTGTGTTTGGTTGGGAAGTACCCGATCATCTAAAGCACATTAAGGAAGTGATTGATAAGAGGAATGGAAAATAAGCCGATAGTATCTAATCACATAGGACCAAATGGAGAGCCGGCTGATAGAATCTACGGCAGTCCTGCAAGTGGTGGTGAGTTAAGATTAGTGCAGGCAGATTATACAACGTACACAGGAAAGATACACAGGAAACAATTGATATTAAAAAGTATAAACGGTGGCAATTTTAAATCACACTGTTTTGTAACTGATGATGGCAGATGGTTTGACAGATGTGGAATTCCTATGCTAAAACCAAATGAGATTGTAGAAGATGAAGACAACCGAACAGAAGATAGCCAAGACACAGAAGAAGGAATTGAAGCATCTAGTGAAACACAAGATGAAGAAAGCGTTCAAGGATCGGTTGAAACTGATTCAGTTGTGGCTCCAATTGAAGAAAGAAAAATAAATGAAGAGTGATACAATATTGAAATGGATAGCAACCGCAATTTTAATTGTGGGAACATTTGTTAATGCTACATTTCCTAACCTCTATCCACTAGGGCCTGCATTGTTGGCTACTGGAGGTATAGTTTGGCTTATTGTTTCATTCATGTGGAAGGAACCTGCACTCATTGTCACAAACGGTGTTTTGACTGTGGTAGGTTTGGGTGGAATTGCTCTTTATTATCTTGCTTAAATGCAAGCAAGGATATATACTATGATGATGGTGTTGTCCGCCACTAAAGGACAGTTTGGTATTTGTCAGCCGAAAATGACATTTATAGGAGATTAAATGAGTTACGTAGATGCATTCTATGATCGTGATCAGGACTTGATCAGAATTGTCGAAAGAAAAGACGGCAAGAGAGAATTTAAAGAATATCAGCCAAGGCACATATTCTATTACAAGGACGCCAGAGGTAAGCATACTTCAATCCACGGCGAAACCCTACAGCGTGTAACAGCAAAGAACATTAAGGAACTACGCAAGGAACTTGCGATACATTCCAATAAGACACTTTACGAATCAGACATAAATCCAATTTATAGATGTTTAGAGGACAACTATCTAAACATTGATGCGCCAAAACTAAACATTGCATTTTTCGATATTGAGGTAGACTTTGACCCAGAGCGTGGATATGCGTCTCCGGAAGATGCTTTTATGCCCATTACATCAATTGCTGTGCATCTGCAATGGATGGAAGAACTAATATGTTTAGCGATCCCACCAAAGACACTGAGCATGGCTGAAGCACAAAAAGCAATTGAAGGAATTCCAAATACAATACTTTACAACAACGAAGCAGATATGCTTGATGCATTCCTTGATTTGATACAGGATGCTGATGTGCTAAGTGGTTGGAACAGTGAAGGTTATGATATTCCCTACACAATTAATCGTGTAACAAAGGTGTTGTCCAAAGAGGACACAAGACGTTTTTGTTTATGGGATCAATATCCTAAGAAAAGAACCTATGAAAAGTTTGGTAAAGAATCACAAACATATGATCTAATTGGTCGTGTGCATATTGATAGTTTGGAACTTTACAGAAAATACAACTATGAAGAACGACACACGTATCGACTAGATGCTATCGGTGAACTCGAAGTGGGCGAAAAGAAAACCGTATATGAAGGTTCTCTTGATGCACTATACAACAATGACTTTAGAACGTTTATTGAATATAATAGGCAGGATACTGCATTGTTAGATAAACTTGATAAGAAACTAAAGTTCATTGATCTCGCAAACACAATTGCACACGAAAACACAGTTCTTATTTCAACAACGATGGGTGCTGTTGCTGTTACGGAACAGGGCATTATCAACGAAGCACACAGACGTGGAATGATTGTACCCAATCGTGTTAAGCGTGAGCCAGGCAGTGAGCCTGCGGCAGGTGCTTATGTTGCATATCCCAAGAAGGGAATTCATGAGTGGATTGGTTCAGTTGACTTGAACTCACTGTATCCTTCCGTTATTCGTGCGTTGAACATGGGGCCTGAGACTGTGGTAGGACAACTACGACAAGACGGCACAAGGGCACACATTGATGCACAGATGGCTAAGGGCAAATCATTTGCGGCTGCTTGGGAAGGTATGTTTGGTAGTGTTGAATATTCAAGCGTAATGGAAAAAGAAATTGGTAGGCAAATTGTCATTGACTGGGAAAACGGAGACAACGATACATTAAGTGCCGCACAGATTTATGATCTAATCTATGAAAGCAATCAACCATGGATGCTCAGTGCTAATGGTACTATCTTCACATATGAAAAGGAAGGTATCATACCAGGACTACTTGCACGTTGGTATAAAGAACGTAAAGAAATGCAGGCCAAGCAAAAGGAAAGTCAGAACGCAGGTAACAAGATCGAGGAAGAATACTGGGCAAAGCGACAGTTAGTTAAGAAAATTTTGCTTAACAGTTTGTATGGTGCTATTCTAAATCCAGGCTGTAGGTTCTTTGATAACAGAATCGGTCAATCAGTTACACTAACAGGACGTTCGATTACACAACACATGGCTGCTAAGATCAATGAGATCATTACAGGAGATTATGATCATACAGGAAAGGCAATTGTGTATGGTGATACTGACTCGTGTTATTTTAGTGCATACTCTACTCTGAAGAAAGATATCGAAAACGGATCCATTCCGTGGTCCAAGGATAGTGTTGTTGAACTGTATGATACTATCGGTGAAGCGACTAACGATTCCTTTGGTAAGTTTATGAGCAAGGCATTCCACTGTCCAAAGACACGTGCAGAAGTTATTGCCGCTGGTAGAGAAATTGTAGCGAGCAAGGGACTGTTCATTACAAAAAAACGTTATGCAGTTCTTTACTACGACATTGAAGGTTTTAGAACAGACACGGAAGGCAAGAGCGGAAAGATTAAGGCAATGGGTCTTGATCTAAAACGTTCTGATACTCCGGTAGTAATTCAAGACTTCTTAAAGGAAGTGTTGGAAATGGTGCTAGAAGGACAGGAAAGAGAACGTGTGCTTGATTACATAACTGAATTTAGAACAGACTTTAAGGCAAGACCAGGTTGGGAGAAAGGCTCTCCTAAACGTGCAAACAAGATTACTGAATACGAAGCCAAGGAAAAGAAAGCAGGCAAGGCTAATATGCCTGGACACGTAAGAGCAAGTATCAATTGGAATACACTCAAGCGTATGAATGGCGACAAGTATTCTATGAACATTACTGACGGTGCCAAGGTTATCGTTTGTAAGGTTAAGGATAATCCAATGGGATACACATCAGTTGCATACCCGGTAGATGAACTAAGACTACCGGAATGGTTCAAAGAGTTACCATTCGATGAT